CTACGCAGCCTGTTTGGAGGTAGGTCTAAGCTCTAGTGACCTCCTATGCGCTAAGACTCAGGCAGACCTTCCAAGACTTATTCAGGAGGCATCTCATTTTTTCACGATTAATTCCGCTCCTTGTATTATTGCCGGTTCGGTTCGTAGTTCTTTTTGGCACGTTTCATCTGGCCTAGCCCAAGATGATTCATTCTCTGAGGCATCTCGAATTGTGACAATCGACACTTAAGTGATATGTCAGTACGAGATTTTGATCCCACCCAACTTGCGTCGGACTTTAGCGCGATTCTTGATTCCGCTGGGATCACGTTCTCGTATTTAGGTTCAACTGTTACTGGCGTATGGTCATCGTCGCGAAATCTTTTTTCTGACTTTGAAGATCAACGCAGAGATGAGTCAAAGTTTACCGTGTTTTTGACGACTTCTCAGTTGATTCAATCTCCGCGTCAAAGCCAAACAATGGTCCGTGCTGGAGTTACATATTTTGTTGAACAAGTTTCTCTCGATGCAGAAGGCACGGGATGTGAACTAAATGTCTGCAAAGTGATATGATTAGCTTTTCGTTTGATTCAAGCGGTCTAGAAATTGCTTTAGAACGTCTTGCTCAAGAGACTAAGACCGATGTTGGTAAAATTATTAAAGAAGAAGCAAAGTATTTAATAAAGACGGTGATTAATTTTACTCCGCCGAAAACACGAAAGCAAGGTGTTGGTGCAGTTCGTAATGATTTAGGAAAAGTTGCTGCTGTTCTTGATTATAATAAGTTGAAAGCAAAAGCAACTAGCGGAGGATTTTATCGATCAATGGCAGAAATGGTTAAAAAGAGAGAGACGGAAAAACTAAATAAGCTCTTGGCTACTTCCAAAATGACTTTTTGGGGTGGAAGACAGATCATTGCTTCATACGATCAGCTATCAGCTACGCATCGCAAAATGCGAAATTCGTATGGTCGAATCGGTAAGGAGGCGAACAATGCAACCTATGCGCCAGAAATGAAGGCGTTGCGAAAGGACACCGAAAATAAGATTGGCTATGCAGCGGCAGGATGGATTCCAGCGGCAAAGGCAACAGGCGCACCATACAAAAAGTTTGCTGAAAGAACTGGAGTCTTTGGATTTGGAAATGGAATTGTCTCGTATAATTTTAACGCTAAAGATCCATACTTTAAGGCAACAAACAGGAATATAAAGATTCCCGGCTATCAAAGAATGATTGATGGAGCGGTAGCATCTCGCTATCTAACGACGCTAAAAAAGATTAAGCGAGCCATGCAAGGCAAAGCCGTAAACTTAGGATTTACGCGAACAGGATAATTGACAATTTTACTAGTAGCAACATGAGCGCACGCACAAATATTAGAAACGCAATCGGAACTGCGCTTACGCAAGCATCAGTTGTTGTTACTGCAAACTTGATTCGCGGTCGCAATAATACGCTGGCAAGCACGAGCTTCCCGTCTGCTGCCGTTTATGCGGTGTCGGAACAAATTGAGGTAACGTCTTTGGCTCCTAGCAACCGAGTGCAATTCCGTCAGCTTCAAGTATTCGTGGAATACTTTACTGCTGCAACTTCTAGCACAATTATTGACGATCTATTCGACGACGGAAGTGCCGCCGTCGAAGCAGCCGTTTTGTCAGATGTTACATTGGGCGGTTTATGCCGAGACTTACATTTGACGAATGTGGAATATATGATCGAACCTGACGAAGATCGTCAATGGGGCGTCGCTAAACATACGTTTAACTGCATTTATTTAACCACCGACTAATATGGCAAACCATCTCGGACGCGAAGGCGTCGTCAAACTATCATCCACCACCATTGGCGAGCTTCGCAATTACTCGCTTTCCACCGCTTCTGATGTTGTTGAGGACACCGTAATTGGTGATACCTTTCGCAGTCGTCGGGCTACCGTTAAAACTTGGAGCGTAAGCGGCGACGTTTATTGGGACTTGGCTGACGCCGGTCAGATCGCTTGCTCGATTGGATCGTCTGTCACCGTGAATCTCTATCCTGCTGGCACGGCATCTTCGACCACCTATTACACCGGCTCTGGCGTCGTGACTAAGTTTGATGTGACTGCAGCCTTTGATGGCATGATCGATGGCTCGATTGCTATTGAAGGAAACGGCACGCTCACAACGGCGACTGTTTAATAAACACAACACAACCAACAACACATGGACGCTATTGATTGCATTAGAGATCACTTTAACAGCCTAGCACTAAAGCGTATCGAAGTTCCTGAGTGGAATCTTACGATCTTTTCTACGCCAATGACGCTATCGGAAAAAAATAAGTTATACAAGAAATCGCAGAGTAATGACATGGAGCTTCTCGCTGATGTTCTAATCATGAAGGCAACCGATGAAGCAGGGAACAAGCTCTTCACTATTGAAAATCGCGTTACGCTTTTAAATAAAGCAGAGCCAAGCATTATTGCTCGCGTCGCAAACGTGATCTTAGATTCCTCAACACCTAGCTCCGAGGAACTAAAAAACTAATGTTTGGTGGTCAAGCCACCGACGTTGTTGTCGTTTATGCAATCGCAGATCGACTTGGGAAATTTGTTTACGAGGTCTTAGCAATGCCAGTTGCAGAACTTAATGGATGGGTCGCTTTCATAGAATATCAAAACAAACTAAGAAAGTAAATGGCTGACGCGATTCTAAGTATTAAGGCAGTAGATGATACCAAAAAGGCATTTGCGTCTGTTCAGAACAATCTTGCTCGTCTAGATTCAGCAGCTGGGAGTTTTGGTAAAACGATTCAAAAGTCATTTGGTCTTAGTAAAGGTCTTTCGACTCTTGCGGTAGCTTTGGGTGTAAATATGCAGAGTATTGCAGAATCACTTTCCAGATTATTTACAGGAGTTTCTAAAGATGAAGAAGATGCCTTGAAGAAACTTGAAGATGTTTCTACTCAAAATGCAGATAGCTTTGCTGCATTAATGGAAGCTCGCAGGACAGATGAAGAAAATCTGCAAGTGCTTTTGCAGAAACGAATCTCATTGGAGCGTCAGGTGAATTCTCTTTCTGGATCAAGTGATACGGAATCCCAAGTTAGATTTAATGAAAAAAGCACAGAGCTAAATAAAACAAATTTAGCTATTATTAAAACTCAGGCTTCCGTAGAGGCTGAAAGGAAAAGCAACATGGATGCTATGATGAAAGCATCAGAGCGTTTAGGTATTGCTCAAGAAAAAATTTATACTAATGGCGCAAAGGAGCCAAGTCTGCGCGATAAAATTAATTCCCTTAGAGAACGAGAAGGAGAATTGTTAATGAAAAATGTCCGAGATGACCAACAAGGACATGACCAAAAAATAGCAAACGCCAATCAGCTCGCTGGAATTTATGAAGAGCTATCTGGCTTGCTTGAAGAGCAGGCTAAATTTGGAAAAGAACTTGGCGACCGTTTAGCAATGGGATTTGAAGATGCTATTTTATCTGGAAACAAGTTGTCTGAAGTCTTGAGAGGTCTTGGACAAGACATTCTGCGAATGGTATTTCAGCAGCAAGTAACGAGCAAGATATCTGGACTAATTGGAAAAGGAATTAATGCGTTGCCCGGTATTCTCGGCAAAGCTATTGGCGGACCTGTTTCTGCAAATTCTCCTTATGTAGTCGGTGAAAAAGGACCGGAGCTATTCGTCCCAAGTTCATCTGGCAGCATCATTCCAAATGGTGGGAACTCTGGCAGTGGATCTGCCGGTGGTCCTAGCATCAATGTGACCTACAATATTGCGTCTGGAGTAAGCAGAAATGAACTCGTTCCTATTCTTGAGCAAGAGCGTCGCCGTCTCAAGGCAGAGATTCCAGATATGGTTCGCCGTGGTGGAGCATACCGTTCAGCGTTTGCATAACCGTCATGGCTATCTCCTATCCACTAACGCCGCCGTCGCCTTTTCGGATCAGCAAGCTGTCGCTGACCGGGATCTCTGCTACGTCTAAAAACGTATCGCCATACACGCTGCAAACGCAGCAGTATAACTGGCCGGGGCAAGGATGGATGGGAAGCATTGATTGTCCAGCAATGGTCCGTGCAGATGCCGAACAGGTTATTGCCTTCCTGCTTGCAGCGCAGCGCGGGACTTTCTATTTTCAAGACTACGCCAATCCGCTGCCACGGGGTGCGGTGACGGGAACGCTTACCGTCTCCTCGGCTACCGCCAACGCGACCACCTTGGGCATCTCTGGAGCAACTGGGAGCTTTGCAGTCGGTGACTGGCTTCAGATCTCCACGAGTCTATACAAAGTGATCCAAGTGAACTCGTCCTCGTCGGTGGATCTTTTCCCTGTGTTGCGATCAAGTTATGCACCGGGAACTGCAATTACTTATTCAAGCGCAAAAGGAGTCTTTCGTCTGACTGAAGGCAAGACTGATTGGTCGATTGAGCTTGCGAGCATTTACGGCATCTCATTTGGAATCGTTGAGGACATAGCCTAATGAGCATTACAACGGCAGGTCGTTCCCTTTCGTCAGACATGGTGACAGAGGTGTCGGCAAATCAGTTGTCTCCAATTCTCATGGCTGAACTGAACTTCAGCACGCCGGTCTATCTTTG